TAAATTACTTCTTTGCAGCCTTCTTTGCTGGTGCCTTTGCAGACTTAAGAGCCTTTGCAACTTCAGCAGCATCAGGCAATACGCCAAATGCTTTGTCGTTTGGATTGATTGCTCTTAATGCAACAGGTGCAATCGCTGCTACAAGTGCTGCCCATAGATCTTTTGGATCTGTTACGCCAGCCATATATAGTGCAAGACCTGATGCAAGAACTGAGCGACCATACGATGCTAGCATTGCCTTTGTCTTATCGTTTATTAGTTTTTCCATTATTCCTCCTAGGATATAATTTGTGTTAGTATTGTAAAGCCAAGCCATAGTCCAACAATTCCTGCGACTCCCGCAAAAACTGGTGGTGCTGGCACTGGCAATTTGAATGCTGCGAACACGACACCGCACCCAAAACCTGTTATAGTTGATAACAGAATATCTTTCATTCTTTAAAACCCATATCGTCACTTGGATTTGTTGGATGATCTACTGGTGTTGGAGCAGTTGCTAAAGCCCCACACTCATTGCATTGAATATCTAAATGATAGTTAGAAATTGTGTATGTTGCTGGATCAAAACCAACTAAAGCCCTAAAAAGAGTGCCACCACACTCTGGACATGTGCAGGTTGGAATTCCCCTTAAATCAAGCATCTTTACTTATTGTATCTGTTGGCATAAGTTTCTTTAATTCTTTATATTCTTCAGAAATTCTTTTCATAAGATTGTGATATTCGGTTCCTTCATATGTAGAACTGTTCTCATCAAAATTAACAATTTCTGGCTCTACGTTTGATATAAATTTTTCTAAACCTTTTTGAACATCTTCAATGTATGTAAATGCCCAGTCTCTAGAGTCTGAAAGAAATTTAATAAAATTTTCTTTGTGTACATCGTTATCGTTTTTAAATTCAAAGTTATTCTTTTCAACAAAGTCTTGCAAAGATTTATGGGATATAAATAGTTTAGAGAATTCTTGTGTTAGTTTAGACATTCTGTGTAAGACAGACATATAGGCGATAGCAAAAGATAAAGTAAATGTAGCAAGGATTATAACAATAATGTTATTCAAGAATACCTCCATGTCTATAATTGTACTCGCTTATCCTGAGATTGTCAAACTGAGCGGGTAGCGTGAGTTACCCAATAATATAAGCACTTATCACAACAAGGCTTATTATACTCACTAGTAGTGTCTTTGTAGAACTCAGCATAGTAGATAGGGTCTTTACGATACAGGTTAGCCCTATGGGTAATATTAATACGATTTATGTGTGGGCTTGATGATGTTGCCCAGAAAGGCTTCTGAGTACCCCAAATTTCGCCACAGATAGCCTCTAGAGCGTCTATATTGGACTCGTTCTTGTCTGTCTTAATACCCCTTGCCTTAGCCTCTTTAATCATGGTTTTAGCGTATGTCTTGAGTGAATACTCAGCATTCTTCCACATCAATACCGCTGGATGATTGCGCCAAGCACCTGAAGGAGATTGACCAGATAAGACTTTAAGTATTTGATAGGCTTCTAATATCTGTTTATTTAATCTTTTATTATCTAGTATTTCTGCACACTGATCGTAATTTTTGTAAGGTAAAAAGGTTTGCATTATTTTATTGGCTCCCTAGTTACTAGCACAATTGCTCCATTCATTTCTAAAGCCTTCTTTACTTGAACAACATACTTTAATGCTTCTATCTTTTCATCATGAACCATAGTAGCAAACTGTCTTTCATTTAATTTTATCGTAAGAAAGTGTTCGTTGTCAATAACCTGAACCTTAAATCCTTTTGGAGGAAGAATAGAATGAAAGGCTCTACGCATATCGTTTGTATACATTTATTTCTCCATAGTAAGAGACTGCCAAGTTTTTGCCCAACCATCTTTGTTTCTATGATTATTAAACTCTCTTGATATGTCTCCACCTTCTAAATAAATACCACCCCAAACTCCCCATTCCTTATTAGAAATGCCAACAGCAAAACATGTTTTTTTAACTGGGCAAGAATTACAGATAGAGTCCACGATTGGTCTAACATTTACATCTTCTTCGTATTTGTCAAAAAATAAGTTATTCTCAAGACCCAGGCAAGCGGCATTGTCTTTCCATAAGTGCTGCTTCATTTAAGCACCTACATCTTATATCTATTAGGAATATCCCAGCCATTACGATTCAGTTTAAATACTCGTTGTGTGTACCACTGACCTTTGACTCTTACACCATTGACTGCAGTTCTACCAGCCTCTGTTTTTTTACGTTCTGCAACATCCCAACCAACCCAATCAAGCATATAGTTAGATGCAACTATTTTTTCCATTGTTTCTAGTTTATTAATTATCATACTTCCCCCTAGTATCTAAAAATTCCTACTTCTATATTTTTAAATTCAGCAACAGCAACTAATTTTGAGTTAGGTTGTTTTGGTTTAGAAAGAAATGCAAAGTAGTTAACTGCTTCCATGTTTTCTTCTAGCCAAGATGATGCTACTTTATAAAACTTAATCTTACGACCTCTTGCTTTCATTCCACGTTCTGATAAATTACAAAACTCAGAAACAAAAGAATTTATTTTTGCAGGTCCAACAGAGTATATTACGAACTCTTTATCATTTTCCTGCATTGTAGACAAGGCAACACCCATAGCACGAATGAAGATGTTGTAATCATCAAAATCGTTCGTTCCCTGTACTGCCACTATCATTTTTATTTCCGTTCTTTAGGCTATCCAGAATGAATAGCATTTTGTCAAGATCTCCTTTTGATAATCCGTTTGTGTTTACTGGCTTTACAGTGTGTTTTTGAATTTCACCATTTACTGCCTCTGCAACATAAAACGTATTATCAGATACCCAGTATGCCTGGCTATCTAAGAATATAACTTTAATCATACTCTTTTGTTTGCGTTTTGTCAACTGAGAAGGGCGTTCATCTTCGTTTAATAACTTGATAGAAAAAAAATATTTTAATAAACTATGTATATCGCTTTGACGATACAAGGTTTTTGAAAAATTCTTTCTAGCCCTTTTCTTTATTACTTTAATTATAGCCCAAGCAATAGGCAATGTCAAGGCTACTGCAATTAACTCTTGCATATTTCTCCTATTGCTTAAATGTTATTTTTTTTCTACAACAGTTTTCGTTGCTGGTTTTGATTCCTGAAGAGAAATAATTTTATTTAACTTCATTTGTAGTTGCAATACGCTAAACTCAAGATCTGATGACCTCTGTTTATAATAATTAATCAATTGTTTTAGTTCTTCAACACCCAAATCTTCCACTTTCTACCCCTTTCTTAAACTAAATGGACTACCTATCCAAGCCTTTTCTACTTTCTTTTTTTCTCTTTCTACAATTGCACGGCTCCATGAAAACCCTGCATCTCCACCCCATGCCTCCCACATAATTCTTCCATTAGAAGGAAACTCTGGACCATCATAAAACCCTTTACCTTTTTTATCTACTTCATGACGAGAAAAAAAAGAAAACATTCTTTTAACTGTACTAAGAGACATTGGTCTACCAGCAACTATATCTGTTGCTCTGCCCCAGCCTACTGGAGTTCCAGCACCTGTTGCCTTACCGTCTTCTTTCCATTTTAATGCACGACGAGCAGCAGCCTTCATGCCAGATGTAGGTGTGTATGTATCTTCAGCCATTAGTTGTTCCCTTACTTTGTTTTTGTTTGTGTGGACCTAAGTCTGCTTTAATGCTACCGTCTTTTCTTAAACGAACAATTCTGCCATTTTTAATTTGCATTGGATTGAATCCGTGATTTGAATAATAAGAAGCAGAAGATCTGTTTGCCATTATTTTTTAAACGGATTTAAATCAAATACAGATCCGTCCCAACCTTTATTAACATTGTTTTGTGTATCTTCATCCTTAAAAAGTTTTGTAACTCTTTCTGGCTTGTTTACATCTTTTGCAAAATCTTCAAACAAAGATTTTTTAGTAGATCTTGGATGACCTTTTGGAAATAAATCTAAATCAAAAGGTTTTCTTGGGAATCTTCCACGAAGTCCAGCCATAAAAGCATTTACTCTTCCC